AGTTCAGGATTGGCGATAATGGCATGTCAAAAACATCTTTACCAACCTGATAAAAAGACTAATAAAATAAGCCTTACCTTTGCGAAGTATAATAACACGGGGAATACAAGTGAAATCATTAGATGAACGAAGTTGAAGTAAGCATAACATCGACCGGTTTTCCAAGTCAATTTGCATCTGATGCCGAGAAAAACTCTATGGAGTTTGGGTTACAGATAGGGCAAGCTATTCAGTATGAGTGGTTTAAAAAGGATGGAACTCAATGTCGATTCTACGACCAATGGAGAGCATTCCATAGGCTAAGGCTGTATGCCCGAGGGGAACAGTCAGTAGCTAAATATAAAAACGAATTCGCTATAGATGGAGATTTATCCCATCTAAATTTAGATTGGACCCCCGTTCCTATCATCCCAAAGTTTGTGGATATAGTAGTGAATGGAATGTCGGATAGGCTATTCCAAGTAAAGGCATATGCTCAAGATGCTATGTCTCAATCTAAGAGAAGCAAGTACCAAGAGTTGATTCAAGGACAGATGATTGCCAAGCCTGAATTGGAGAAGATTCAAAAAGCTACCGGGGTAAATCCTTTTGTAGTTTCTCCGGAAGGTTTACCTAAGACCGATGAAGAGCTTTCATTGTATATGCAGCTTAACTATAAGCCTGCTATAGAAATAGCTCAAGAGGAAGCTATCAATACTATTCTTTCAGACAATCACTATATAGATTTACGTAAGAGATTTGACTATGACCTTACTGTTGTAGGGATATCTGTAGGAAAACACGAGTTCCTTAAAGGGGGTGGAGTAAAAGTTTCTTATGTAGACCCTGTTAATGTAGTATACAGTTATACAGAAGACCCTAACTTTACAGACTGCTTTTATTGGGGAGAAGTAAAAACCGTTAATATTAATGAGCTACGTAAGATAGACCCAAAACTAACTAACGAAGACTTAGAGAAAATTGCGAAGAGGGGACAGAGTTGGTACGACTATTTTAATGTAGCGCAGTACTATGACAATGATATTTTCTATCGGGATACGGTAACCCTAATGTACTTTAATTATAAATCCACCAACAAAGTGGTTTATAAAAGAAAGGTAACTGACTCAGGAAATGTAAGGATGGTAGAGAAGGATGACACCTTTAACCCACCACCTGAGATGATGGAGGATGGTAACTACGAAAAGGTAGAGAAAGTCATAGACGTATGGTATGATGGCGTTATGGTTATGGGAACTAATTATGTTCTTAAGTGGGAGATGGCAAAGAACATGGTCCGACCTAAGTCGGCAACTCAACACGCTATACCTAATTATGTCGCTGCTGCACCTAGGATGTATAAAGGGGTAATAGAGTCATTGGTTAGGAGAATGATTCCATTCACTGACCTTATTCAAATGACCCATCTTAAGCTACAGCAAGTCATCGCGCGAACTGTTCCTGATGGAGTATATATTGATGCGGATGGTCTCAATGAAGTTGACCTTGGAACGGGACAGGCGTATAATCCGGAGGATGCCTTACGTCTTTATTTCCAAACAGGTTCTGTTATAGGAAGGAGCTATACCCAAGACGGAGACTTTAACCAAGCTAGAGTTCCGATACAGCAGCTTACTGCTAGTTCAGGTGCAGGTAAGACACAGATGCTTATCTCTAACTATAACCATTATATGGATATGATTAGAAGCGTGACAGGACTAAATGAAGCTAGAGACGGAAGTACTCCTGACCCTAGTGCTTTAGTCGGGGTACAGAAATTAGCTGCCTTAAATTCTAATACTGCCACACGTCATATTCTTGATGCTAGTCTATATATGTACAGGACTATTGCGGAAGGACTATCCTATCGCATTGCAGATATTTTAGAATATTCTGATTTCACTGAGGAGTTTATCAATCAGATTGGAAAATATAACGTAAGTATCTTAAGGGATATTTCTGATTTATATATATATGATTTCGGGATATTTATAGAAGTGGCTCCTGACGAAGAAGAAAGGGCTCAGCTTGAGGGTAATATAAACATGGCGCTCTCTAAGGGAGATATAAACTTAGAGGATGCGATTGATATACGTGAGCTAAAAAATATAAAGCTTGCCAACCAACTTCTTAAACTAAAGAGAGTTACTAAAGAAGAGCAGATGATGCAGGCCGAGGCTACTAAGCAAGCGATGCAGGGTCAAATTCAGATGCAGTCTCAACAGATGGCAGCTCAAATTGCTATGCAAAAGCTTGAAGCAGAAACTCAGTCTAAGATGAAACTCAAACAGGCGGAAATTTCTTTTGAAATAGAAAAGATGCGAAGTGAGGTAGAGTTTAAAAGACAACTTATGGCTGAGGAGTTCTCCTACAACCAACAGCTTAGACAGCTTACAGAAGGGGCTCTTCAAAAAAGAGAGACGGAAAGAGAGGGTGGAAAAAGTGAGCGCATCAGCCAACAGAATACAGAGCAGAGTAAGTTAATTAGTCAGAGAAAGAATAACTTACCTCCACAAAACTTTGAATCAAATGAAGATAGTTTAGATGGATTTGACCTTGCGGAGTTTAACCCAAGATAGGTCTAATTTTTCTGCATTACTTTTACAATAAATTAAATCTATGGAAAATATTAAAGTACGCGAAATAAGCGGAGTAGAAGAAAAGTCTACACAAGAAATTGAAAACAATCTTTTAACTCAACATGAGGAGAAGATAAACGAAGAAACACAGAACCCTGTTGTCGATATGACTTCAGCTAATGTGCCTAAAGTGGCTTCAGAAAGCTCTCAAGAACCTGAGCAGTCCGAAGCCCAAGATACTCCCTCTGATTTAAAAGAGGAAGACGTTCTTTCATATATTAAAAATCGCTACGATAAGCAGATTGATTCAGTAGACCAATTGTTTGAGGCTCGTTCAGAGTCTGAAGAGTTACCTGAAGATGTCGCAGCTTATTTAAATTATAAAAAGGAAACGGGACGTGGGATTAATGACTTCCTCAAGATTAATAGAGACCTTGATGATGTTCCCTCTGACCAAATCCTTCGTGACTATCTAGTTTCCACTGAGAAGGGACTTGATTCAGAAGACATCGACACCCTTATGGAGGGGTATGAATACGATGAAGATATTGATGAAGAGTCTGTTGTTAAGAAAACTAGACTAGCAAAGAAAAAGGCAATCTCTAAAGCCAAGGATTATTTTGAATCTGAAAAAGAAAAATACAAGCTCCCCCTCGAGTCGGGTGGGGGGTCTCTTTCTAAAGAAGACCAAGAGAATCTAAGTGCCTATAGAGAGTATGTCACACAGTCAGCTACTTACGACGAGCAGATGAAGCAACGACAAGAGTCGTTTCAACAAGAAAGTGATAAGTTATTTAACCAAGAATTCAAAGGTTTTGAGTTCACTGTTGGTGATGACAATGTCCTTACATATGCTCCCGGAGATGCTACGGAATTAAAAAATAACCCAAAGAATTTTGTGAGTAAGTTCACAAATGAAAGCGGGGTATTGACTGATACTGTAGGATATCACAAGTCTTTGGCGATAGCAATGAATCCTGATAAGTTTGCCAAGTTCTGTTATGAACAAGGTAAATCAGCACAGGCCGACGATTCGATGCGGAAGATGAAAAACACAGACATGTCATCTACACGCAACACCCCGGAGGTTACTAAGCAAGGAGGAATGCAAGTAAAAGCTATGTCCCCTGACTCAGGACGTGGTTTAAAAATTCGGAGTCGTAGAAAATAATAAAACAATTTTAAGAAAATATGGCAATAGCAGCCTCACCAACATTCGCACTACAACCTAGTGCTCAGCAAGTCCCCTTGGCGACGAACTATATTACAGACTTTGATTTTTTAAATCAGTATCTACCTGATACTTATGAGAAAGAGTTTGAGAGATATGGAAATCGTACAGTTTCATCTTTCCTCCGTATGGTAGGAGCGGAGATGCCTTCTAATTCTGACCTTATTAAATGGGCAGAGCAGGGAAGACTTCATATTAAATATACACAAGTAGGAACAGCCGCAGCAGCAAATGCTTCAGTTGCTACTTTCCAAGTTAACGATACAGGTGTTCCTGCATTCGCAGCTACAACTAATCAGATGGCTATTAAAAAGGGTCAGACGGTTATGATTGTACAGAATAACGGAACAGGCTCTAACAAGGCCGTGGTTACAGACGTGAACCTCGCTCCTGCTTTAGGTACTTTTACTGTAGCATTTTACGATGCCGGCGGTTTAGTTACCGCAGGTACAGGCGTAGTTAATTCTGATGTAACTGTATTTGTATACGGTTCAGAGTTCCAAAAAGGAAGTGATGACGCTACTATGGGTTCTCTTGAGGCAGATGATTTCATCTTCTCGAATAACCCTATTATCCTAAGAGACAAGTATGCCGTTAACGGTTCTGATATGGCTCAGATTGGATGGATAGAAGTTACTACTGAAAATGGTGCATCAGGATACCTATGGTACTTGAAGTCAGAGCACGAGACACGTCTACGTTTTGATGACTATCTCGAGACAGCGATGATTGAAGCAGTTCCTGCTGCAGCTCCTACAGTAGCTACGGCAAGCAGCAACGCGCAGGAAGCGGGTTACATTGGTTCTGAAGGTGTCTTCTATGTAGTCAATGACCGTGGTAATGTATGGGGAGCCGGAAATCCGACTACCCTTGCAGAGTTCGATACAATTATTTCTCGTCTTGACAAGCAAGGTGCTATTGAGGAGAATGTATTGTTCTTAAACCGTCAGTTCGGATTCGATGTAGATGATATGTTAGCTGCTCAAAACTCTTATGGAGCGGGTGGTACATCATATGGTCTCTTCGACAACGATAAGGAGATGGCATTAAACCTCGGCTTCACAGGATTCCGTCGTGGATATGACTTCTACAAGACTGATTGGAAATACTTGAATGACCCAACTATGCGTGGAGACCTAAACTCTACTGTCGGTGGCGGGGGAGTTACAGGTTTAATGGTTCCTGCAGGTTCAACTACTGTATATGACCAAATCCTTGGTAAGAACGCGAAGCGTCCATTCCTACACGTGCGTTACCGTGCGTCTGAGACTGAAGACCGTCGCTACAAAACTTGGATTACAGGTTCAGCAGGCGGAGCGCAGACTAGCGGATTAGATGCAATGATTGTTCACTTCCTTTCGGAGCGAGCGGTATGTACCCTTGGTGCAAACAACTTCATGATATTTAACAGCTAGAAGTTAGTATACTATGATAAGGGGGGCGCGTCCTTACGGGTGCGCTCCCTATTATCTTTTAATTTTATAATCTTATCAAATCATGAAACAAAGTAAATACGTAGACAAGGTCTACAAACTCACAAGACAAGCAGCTCCACTATCGTTTATGCTGCCAACAAGAAATAGTCGTAGCTTTCCCTTAATGCATTGGGATGAAGAGACCGGTATCAATCGGGTCTTACGTTACGCAAGGAATCAGAACTCTCCTTTTGAAGATGAACAAGACGGCAATGCTATTGTCGAACCTGTAATTTTTGAAGATGGGTTCTTAACTGTATCTAAACAGAATCAGGTACTTCAGAAATTTCTAGCTGTACATCCTTTAAATGGAAAAAAGTTTGAGGAAATAAATACTGAGGCTGACGCTAAAGAAGATATGGAAAGTTTAAATGTAGAAGTTGATGCTTTAATAGAAGCAAGAGCTCTTCCTATAGAACAACTAGAAGTAGTATACCGTGTTATATATGGTAGAGACTGTAGCACACTTAGCACTGCAGAATTAAAGCGTGATGTTTTAATCTTCGCTAAGAACTCTCCTGAGGCATTCTTAGACGTGCTAGACGACCCCGAGCTAAATCACAATGCCTCTACCCAACACTTCTTTGATATGGGCGTATTGGCTACCCGCAAGAACAATACGGAGGTGTGGTTCTCTACAGCTACAAATAAGAAGAAGATGCTTAGCTGCGCCTATGGTCAAGAACCCATCGCCGCCGCCGCCGCATATCTTAAAAGCGACAAAGGTATAGAGGCTCTAAAGATGCTAGAGTCATTAACCAATATGTAAATCATATAAGAAGAGACCTTAAAAGGGTCTCTTTTTTTTTACTTATCTTTGACTTTTATTAATCATCTAATTTTTTAAAGATGCAAAAGTACCTTAAATTCAACACCACTGCAGGTGTTCACAACGTTCCCGTCGGGAATGGATTGTATGCAGAAAAAGTCGGCCCTACGGAGACAAGACTTTATAGCGCAGATGCTTTTTTATATCACTACAAATTGACAACTTCAGGTGGAGCTGCTCCAACAGCAGAGTTAACTGAGAGTATTATGACAGCTTTAATTCAAGCTTCTGCTACTACTTGGCAACATCCTGAAGTAGAAGTAAGTCTTCCTGCAGGTGCAGTAGTGGCTTCTATTGCATTAACCCTATTCTCTTAATCCTTGAAATCATGATGAAATATATCCGTATACAATACTCTGCATCTAAAAGTGCAATAATTCCCGTGGGTCAAGGTTTATTTGCTGAGTTAACAGCAGCAACTGAGGTTAAGATTTACAGCTCTGCTGACACTACTTACTATTTCTCTCTCACTACTACAGGAGCAACCTTTGCTATGATTACAGCTATTCAATCGGCATGTGTCCTCGCAGCTTCCACAAGTTGGGTAGACGCCGTACAAGATGTAGTTCTCCCGGAAGGAGAAGATGTTACTGACATTACAATTGCTGCATTTTAAGAGTACATACTCATAACACATATTAGAAAGAGGGTCACTATGAGTGGCCCTTTTTTTTTACTTATCTTTGTTATATGAACAATCTCTTACTTATACGAGACGAAACAAATAAGAAGCACTATGTCCCTTCTGATAATATTCAAAGAATATATAGGGTAGATGCTGTCACAACTAGAATCCAAACCAATATAGTTTTGTCAGTAGGGGCGGTAGGTTCACCTCCGGAGCTTGCTTGTTATGACTTCGGAGAGAGACCTCCGGGGTTAGGGGTATCAGACACCACACAGGTGGAAGCTTTTATTACTGCATGGCAAAGAGCTCTAGGTCTCTCATCAGCAACTGTAAACGTATCTCTTACAGCACCTGTATTTTCTGTTACACCGACATCTCAAAGTTGGACGTAATATCCTCTTAAAAAGTAGACCTCTTTTTTTTCCGTATCTTTGTCTTAAAACACGGCAATGATTAATACAGTTAGAAATACTGTTCTGTCTATACTTAATAAGAATAATTACGGATATCTCTCTCCTTCCGATTTTAATCTGTTTTCAAAGCAGGCGCAGTTAGAGATATTTGAAAGTTATTTCTCTCAATATAATACTCAGATAAATAAAGAGAACGCCCGCCTATCAGGTTCAGGCATTGCAAATTTATCAAAGAGTATTGAAGAGTCTATGGATTTATTTTCCATGACTAAAGGACTGAATGTAAACACCTCGGTTGCGGGCTCATATTTTATGCCTTCGTTATTAACTACAGGAGACGACTATTACTTTCTTAATAAAGTTTTGGTATATAAAGATATAATTGTTTCGGGAAGCACCACTACTTTTAATGCATTAGGAACTAGATTGATAGATGGTTCCGCGACATTTATTGCTGCAGGCGTAGCAGTAGGAGATATTGTAGCAGTAGAAACCGTGAAAGGAGTGGTATATGGTACGGTAACTTTAGTAAATAGTGAAACAGAACTTACCACTTCATCAGATGCATTTACTGCTGCCGGACTTTCATATGCTATTATTAAAGCAGGAACACAAAAAAACGAGGCAGAGAAAGTAACACATAGTAAGATAACAATGCTTAACAACTCTATCTATACCGCTCCTTCTACTACGTACCCATCATATACCTCTGAAGAAGAGTTGCTTCAAATTTATCCCAATACAATTTCAACTGTAGGACGTACAGTAGCTCAGTACTTTAGATATCCCAAGACACCGAAATGGACATACATGTCCGTAGGTACGGGAGGCGAGCCTGTCTTTGACCAATCTCAAGCAGACTATCAAGATTTTGAAATCCCACTAGATGATGAGAACAACTTAATTATGATTATACTAAAGTATGCAGGTATAAGTATAAGAGAAGCTGATGTGTATACATTTGCCAAGGATGGAGAAGCTAAGGAAACCCAACAAGAAGCAGGATAATGTCATATATTACTCAGTATAAATATTATGAAAATGAAGGCGTAGTTCGTGAAGATGCTAATTGGGGTTCTTACCAATATGTATCTCTGTACGATATCGTAAACAACTTCATGTTAATGTATTCCGGGAATCATAACATTGTAAACAATGAGGAAAGATTTAAGGTTTTGTTCCATGCTAAACGCGCGGTACAAGAATTAAACTATGATGCCTTTAAGGAAATAAAAGTCTTAGAGCTAGACGTTACAGACCAATACCGATTTGTCTTACCCTCTGACTATGTTAATTGGGTTCGTGTATCTGCATATGTAAATGGATATCTATACCAACTTACAGAAAATATTCAGGTCCAATATGCTCAGGCATATCTACAGGATAATACCGGAAAGATTTTATTCGACGTTGACGGCAAGGCATTGAGTCCTGAGTTTTCAGAAATAGACTTAGCAAGGATTCAAGGAACAAGACCTAGTATTTACCTTAACCAAGGTCATCAGTTCGACGGGATGGAAGGGTACTTTGTAGATGGGCAGTGGTTTTTCAACACTCCGTTTGGGGTGGGAGGTTTTTTCGGTTTAAATACTGAGACAGCAAATGTTAACCCCACCTTCTCTATAGATAAAACTATGGGCTGTATAAATTTTAGCTCTAACATTGGAACAAACTCGGTCATATTAGAGTACGTTTCAGATGGCATGGAGAATGGAGATGACTCAAAGGTTACTGTTAATAAAATGTTTGAGGATTATATATATGCATATATAGAATTTGCTATTATAAATAGCAAGTTAAATGTACAAGAATATATTATACGTCGAGCTGCAAAAAGAAAGAGTGCGCTTTTAAGAAACGCAAAAATCAGACTTAGTAATATTCATCCGGGGCGTTTGTTAATGAACATACGTGGAGTGGATAAGTGGATAAAATAGAATGACAAAGTATACAAGGAATTTTACTGCGGGGAAAATGAACAAGGAAATAGACGAGCGTCTACTTCCTAACGGGGAGTATATAGATGCTCAAAATATTCGTATTGGTTCTACTGAGGAAGATGAGTTGGGAGTAGTAGAGAATTCTTTAGGTAACGTCCTTGTTGCCGAATTAAACTATGGGGGAGTTGCCCTTAGCAACAACGCTCTATGTATAGGTGCATATGAAGATGGAACTAATGAAACTATATATTGGTTTGTTCACGACTCTTCTTTTACAGGTTCTTCTGTAACTAATAAACTAGACCTTATTGTTTCGTGGAATTCAGAATCTAACACTATTACATACCACGTCGTTAGTATGGACGACGGAGGAGGTTCCGACACAACTTTAAACTTTAATCCTACATATCTAATTACAGGAGTAGATTTGATAGAGAACCTGTTATTTTTTACGGACAACTATAACGCTCCAAGAAAGATTAATATAACTAAAGGATATGAGGTTCCTAATGCGGGAGATATCGATCAATTTTCTAGTGACGAGATTTTAGTTATAAGGAAGCCTCCTAGTGAAAGTCCTACTGTATTTTCTCAAGTGAGTCCCACTATTACTTCGGACTATATGGAGGAAAGGTTTATATGTTTTGGTTATAGGTGGAGATATGACGATAACGAATACTCCGCTACGTCTCAATTTTCCACTCCTGCTTTCGCCCCTTCAAACTTTGACTTTAACCCGGATAGTTTTTTAAATGAGGGGATGGTTAATATATATAACAGAGCCCGCGTCACTGTTAAAACAGGAAGCTCTCTTGTTAAAGGAATTGACGTCCTATGGAAAGACGCCGGCGACCCTACCATTAAAGTCCTAGAGAAATTAGATAAGGCCGATTTAGGTATACCTGACAATCAGGATTATACCGTACCCTTTTCCGATAGAAAAATCTTTACTATTCTTCCTGAGTCAGAGATTCTTAGATTGTATGACAATGTCCCTCGCCTTTCTCAAGCTTCAACTATTATGGGGAATAGGCTGATGTATGGAAACTATCTTGAGGGCTATGACCTTATAGATAGAAACAGCAATAAGACAAGACTTGAGTATTGGGTAGAGGGTCAAACTAAAGATTTTGGAGTTGTTTCTTTAGGCGCATCTGATATGACACTCGGAGACGTTTCTTATTCTATAAATCCTATAGCTTCAGTTACCATACCTAACGCAAAGGCTTCTTTTGATATGTCTTCGGTGGCAATAAATCCTAATGGGACAAGTGCTCTTTATATAGGAACCACACTAACTTTTACATTTGTCTTCGAGCACAACTCCTTTAATGTAAACCCTGTTGGAACTCCAATCCCGGGACAAGAAAACTTAAACAATAGTAGTTGGTCGCTAACATTTGAATATATATGTCCAAGAAGTTTTTCTTCTTTAACCGATTTAGTTTCTGACTCTTCTTGGGCTACCGCTATCGGTACGTCGGCAAATATTAAACCTATGTGGGGCAATGGAGGTCCTGACTCTTGTGACGGAGCTACCTTTACAGATTTCTTCAACTGCACCCTCCTAAATAACTTGGGTGTATACTCTCCTCTTACGAGTGGAATAACTGCAGACGCTGAACCTATTTCTACTTCTATATTAGGTAATACAATATCTTTCTCTTTCCCTGCCGTGCGCTTAGTAGATGTTTTTGCCGCCCCTACAGTAAATGTTTACGAGTATTATAACTTAACTGATACAGAAGCAACTTTTTCTACAACAGACGACTCCTCAAGCTTACATAGCAATAGGGGATACGAAGTGGGGATGGTATATATGGACGAGTATAATAGGTCTACTACCGCCCTTGTAAGCGAAACAAATACTATTCATATCCCATGTAAATATAGTGATTTAAAAAACTCTATCCGAGCATATATCCCTCCCTCACAGATAGCGCCTTCATGGGCAAAAAGATATAAGTTTGTTGTCAAGCCTGACAAGCAGAAATTTGACACTATAATGTCTAATTTTTCTTTTGTAGATAATGTAAACGGTAAGGTATACATACTCTTAGAGGGAGAAAATGCTCGTAAAGTACAGGAGGGAGATAGGCTGCAGGTAAAGCGAGATATGGCAGGAGAGCTAAACTCTTGTTCCACTGTTACAGTCCTTGAGAAGAAGGCTATATCAGGAGAAGAAGCCTTGGTAATTGACGGGGATGGAAATATGCCTTCGGGGGCATATATGATTGTAAAGAGTGGACAGCTTTCTTTTCAGATGCCTCCGGGTAGCATTGTAGATTTTGGTACTGTTAACGCAGAAACTAATTGTGATAAATCCTATGCTTTTGTATGGTATCCTGTAGCGGTGAATAGTGGCGTTGGGATGGGTTTGCCATATACCATTCCATCCAACTCGCGTATTACTTTTAATTTTGAATTTACCCGACAAGGAAGAAAAGATGGCGCACTATGTGAGCCTCGTGAATATTTTCTTGAACAGACATATACTTCAGCAAATAACTATGGTAGTTTTGAAGATTGGTTTAAAGACTCTAATATTGGAAACACTTTAAATCAAGGTAGTTGGGGAGATACCGGCGGCAACGATGGAAATAATTACTTTACTAACACCAATTATATTTCAGACGAACCTTTAGGAGGGACATTTTGTGAGGGAAGAAATGGAGGTTTTGCAGATGGATACAGGGGGTTTGGAAAAGAAAACAGTTCTATTATAGCTTGGACAGATAACATATCGGGCGGCAGCGGGGATATTCAATATCGTTTTGTAACAGGCACGAATGCGCTTTTACCATCTAAATATTTAGCAATCAGGAGTACGATATCTTGTGGCTCAAAAGATAAGAGAACTGCAAAAATGAAGGTAAACATTAAAGTCCTTCGTGCTGATAATCTTTTTGTTTTTGAGACGATGCCCGACGATGCTAATCCTGATTTATTTTATGAGGGGGCAGACTCATACGCTGTAAAAAGCGACGGGACACATGATGGAAATATACAGAATCAAACGGGAAGTCAGGCGGCTATTATAGACTTAGATTTCTTTAACTGTTATTCATTTGGGAACGGAGTAGAAAGCTACAAGATTCGTGACTCGGTCGCGGGGAAAGATTTCTTACTTGGGAATAGAGCCACCGCTACAGCGGGGCAAGACTACAAAGAGATAAGAAGAATTGCGGATATAACATATAGCGGAGTATACAATCAAGAAAGTAACGTTAATAAAACAAACGAGTTTAACCTTGGGCTTCTAAACTTTAAACCTTTAGAGCAGTCCTTTGGTTCTATTCAAAAAATGTTTGCTAGAGAAACGGACGTCTTAGTATTACAACAAGATAAAATCTCATATATTCTTGCAGGAAAAAATTTACTTTCTGACGCCTCAGGCGGAGGAACTATCGCATCTATCCCGGAGGTTCTAGGAACTCAGATAGCTCGCACTGAAGAGTTTGGTATATCAGACAACCCGGAAAGTTTTGCTTCTTTTGGGTATGACAAATATTTTACTGACGCTAAGCGTGGCTCGGTACTGCAACTAAGGGGGACCTCAGCTCAGAACGAAACCCTTACCGTAGTTTCAGAAGCTAATATGTCCCCTTGGTTTAGGGAGCTTTTCCAAAGCTCGTTCAACTATCAAAAGCTTGGGGGATATGACCCCTACTCAGATGAGTATGTTTTATCTGCATCAACTAGGAAGTTACCTGTAGATATCCCATGCCTTGACTGCGGTACAGTTCAAACATATCTAATTACACCTTCTACTCCTATATCCTATTGTGTCAATGTAGGAGAGATAAGTGAAAATTTCGTTGTGTCATATACCTTTGCTTCTGCAGGTACGGCAACAGTTAATGTTTCATATGACTCTGTGACATATACAACAGGAAACGTCACTACAGACGGTACTTTAACAATACCTAAGACAAAACCTAAGCCTACTATAGCTACTATAACTCTTCAGTCTACTGAGCCGGTAAGTTTAACGGTAGTCGTAGCGTGTCCCGTAGGTACTCCTCTTACCGTTATAGAGGTTTGTGTTACAAGTAAAAATGATGAGGGTAAGCTTATCCATAATCAATTTAACTTCTCTGATTCAGGGTATGTTTCCCCCCTTACATCATCACAGATTCAGTTTGCCGACCCTTGGACTAACCCTATTATTTCTCAATATGACACACACGTTGGTCTTCAAGGTGAGAATATATTTCCTAGCGACGGGGCAACAGTAGATATTACTTCTACGCAAATAGGTGACGACACCTATACGCCTGCTTTACCTGATGAGTTGAGCTATTTAAGAACCTCAGCTTTTTATGCTAATACCTTAACCGATATAAGCGCGTTGCTTCTTTTAGTAAATGCTACTGCCCTTACAACATCTCCTACTACTATTACAGGAGACTTCACTATGCCTGCAGGAGCGGACGAGTATCTGTATATTATTTATGATTATAGAGATAGAACAGAGGTCACAAATTTATGCTTCGCTGCAACAGCGGCAGATGCATGTTGTGGATGTGTGCCTTCAGGAACATACTATTTAAACGGAGCTACCCTGATTACCTCTACTGCGATATTTTCAGATAGCACTCTTACCACAGCGGCGGCCAATGGATTCTATTCCGACGGACAGTATGTAGTCGAACAAACCGGCGCTCCTTCTGCTCCGATTTTAAGTTTATGGACAGGATGTCCTTCGTGTGTTCCCTTCTGTGATGTAGATATTGCATCAATTGTACAAGGGCTTGGAGGTATATATAAGATGGCATACGATGTGGGCACAAGCGGAAATGCGTGTGTAGTTGTAACCTTTACTCCGAACTCAATACCTAATGGTATAAAAGTTACCGCCGGAGGGCCAAGTAATTTGATTGATTTTAAATTGTCTTCCGAAAACTTCGGGAAACTAGAGTCTACCTCCGGTAACTATACCTTATGTGGTACGGCAAGCTCAGCCTGTATTACTACTCCTGACACCACATCTTATAGTGTATTCGATTGGGAGAATGGAAATTGGATAAATTCGGGAACTCCTCAAAATGCAACCCTTGAGGCAGGAGACGAACAATATACAGTCTCTCCTCCCGGTAAATGTAGTATGGTCATACCATCATATACACCTGTATCTACTTTCGGCACACTGAACGTGGAGGTTATTTCTCCATGTCTACAAGACTCACCCTCATGGTCAGTCTCGGTACAGTGCCCTGCCCTTATACCTGCTACCAATACATCTAGCGTTAACTCAACATCTGTTGGTGCATGTGGTCTTCCTACAGGTACAGACCACTACTTTGTGGCTGCTGATGGAACAATAGGTGGAGCTCCTACCTTGTATGCATTTGTATTCACAGATAACTATGGCCTTACTCCGGCGGGAGATGGATGGATTGCTTATTTCACTAATAAGTTTCAGATTTCGGACGGGATTATTATAGCGACAGGAGCCTGTTAAATTATATATAAAAAATGGCACAAGACGTAAGTTTACCAAAGACGCTAACCTATGACCATGACAAAAGGGTAATGGGGTGGCCTTCGTTTTATTCATATCATCCGGATTGGATGGTGGGGATGAACAACTTTTTCTATACGTTCTATAGGGGCAGACTATATAAACATAATTCTAACCTAAACCGTAATCGTTTTTACGAAGTAGATAACGATGCATCTATAACCACTGTTTTTAATGACGGGACGTTAGACAATAAGATATTTAAAACTATTGCTTTGCAGGGAACAAATCCTTGGACAGCTACTATTACTAGTGATATACAATACACAGGTACTATCGAGGATACGTGGTTTGAAAAGAAAGAGGGGGTATGGTTTGCGTTTGTAAGGAATACGGGAGAGACTCCCGCGACAGATGCAAACTATGCTTTGCGTTCAGTAAATGGTATTGCTAACAGTACATCCATGGACGCTTCGACACCTTCCGCTGTACTTGTAAACTACGATGTTAACGCACAAGTAAGTGGCATTATTAGTATTGGAGATTTATTATACTATGGAACAATCCCTACGCCTCCTGCAAACCTCACGCCTATTTTATGCGGCAAGGTTACGGGTATTAATGTAGACCTACGTGCGGGAGTAAATCAGCTAGTCGTTGATACCACTATTACAGGAGGTGCTTTACCTACTGCACAAGTTCTATATTACCTATATGTCAAAGACTCTATTGCAGAATCTCACGGGGTACTAGGTCACTTTGCAAAAGTTACCTTAACCAATACTTCCGACACACAAATGGAATTGTTTGTTGTACAGGCAGACGCTATGAAGAGTTTCCCATAGTTTTAGTATCTTTGTGGATGATGGAAAATAAAAATCTTCCTATTCAAATACTAACTGATGTCGCAAGTGGACGAGGTTTATTATGGGAAAAAATCTCCGCATTCCGAGAATCCATAAACAAACTCCCGGGTTCTCTTTCTCATAAAGTAGGGACTCCTCAATCTAAAGCTCTGCAGTCTGTGTTACCTTTGAAGCATAATTTCGAGGGCGGTCTATATACTAGAGAGCTTTCTCTCCCTAAAGGAAGGATGATAATAAGTATGATTCATAAACAACAACACCCCTCTTTCCTTCTTAAGGGCAAGGTCTCATATATAGCAGACAATGGGGATGTTAAAACTATCTCTGCCCCACATACAGTCTTCACACAGGTAGGCGCACAAAGAGTTATCTACCCACATGAGGATAGTATATGGGCATGTGTGTATAAAACTGAGGCCACTAATGTCGAGGATGCCGAACTCGAAATCTACGTAGAAGACTTTGAAAAATTAGGGCACGAAGTAATTAATGAAATAATGGAACAATGTCAGCAGTAATAGCAACAGTAGCAACAATAGTAGGTGTCGTAATCTCCGGAGTGGGGGCAGGGATGTCTTTTAATCAGGCGTCTAAAGCTAAAGACGCTCGTATAAAAGCAGATAGAGTAGCGAAAGAGAAAATGTCCGAGGCTATGAAGAGGTTAGACGTAAACTATATGGAGGCTTTATCTGTGCCTATGGAAGCTTTCGAGCAACAAAGAGAACAGATAGGTCAGATTAGCGCCAATGTCCTTGAGGCTGCCAAAGAAGGCGACCAAAGGGGAGTGGGCGCTACGGCGGGTCAGGTTCTAGCGGGAAGTCAGGCTATGACTGATGCTCAACGCGCAGAGATGGAGAAGACAATCTTCAATCTTGATGCCGCAACAGCGGAGGAAAGCTCTAGGCTACGAGATGTTAAGACGCAGATTAATTTAGAGGAGGCCGCAGGCGCTCAGGCTGCAGCGGCAGAGGCATCGGCAATGAGGTCGGCCTCTATGCAGCAAGGCTTCCAACAAGTAGGTAATGCAGTACAGCAGGGTATAGGTGCTGCGGATTTGTATAGCAAAGGAGGAGCGACAAGGGCTGTTAATAAACAGATGAAGAATAACCCCAACTTCAAATCTCAAGTGGCGAAATTGGATACCGCAAATCAAGGAATGAATGTTCCGTCCGGAGAATTTAATGCTGCAGGACAGCCTATAATGAGAAACATTCAGATTGCCGATATGAGTCCTTTGCAGTTTAATGACTACATGACTAACAACTTTACTAAGCAGGACATTAGAGGTATATTCCCAACACAAAATTAATCATGGCGGATACATTTTATAAATACCAACCACAGGCCCCGTCTACAAATGTAAATTGGGCGGAGGTATCTAAGAACTTCACTGATATACTCAGCGACGAAGTCCGGGTACGTGAGGAGAAAAAGGCTGCCATTAACGAGGGTACAAGGGAGCTACAGCGTACACTTAATACTACTGAGCAGGGGCTGCACGGAACAGCCAATCAGTGGATGCTTAAGGGGGCAGCTGAGATACAGGAGGTAATGTCTATGCAGGACAGATTGTTACAAAACGGTTCGTTACGTTTATCGGACTATACTGTTATGCGTCAGAATTTAGTAGACGGGACGGATGGTATGCTTGCCTTGTTTAAGACATTCAATACAGAATATAAGGAACGCATGGCGCGGGCAAGTGATGCCGGGGGAGCGGAAGGCGCACAAAGCCAAGAGCTTGAGGCGTGGGCTATGCAGCAGATAGAGGGGTTTGCAAATTTCTCTACCTCTGCTTATATTGTAAATCCTGAAACGGGAACGGGCAGTGTCGGGATGATAGTCGATGGCGAGGTTTCTAGAAACCCTAACGACCTACGCAGTGTTGCGTCTTTGAACGGGATGATGGGACAGCAATACGACTACTATGACCTTGAAGAATCAACGCAAGCTATGGCTGCAGATTTGGGAGAGACGTCAGAGATATTCCGTACATACGGGGGTCAAACTGCAAAGGGTCTTATAACAAAGGTCAGCTCAAATAATTGGAGGGGAAAGAATTTAACGGATGAGGATTTAGAGACCTTGGGTATGAGCGGAGAGGAGGGAGAGATGTTAAATATGTATACCGCATCAGAGAATCAATTCATTAGTACGATTATGTCTGATATGTATCACACGTCTTCTATCCTTACGAATAACATCTACGAAGCAGGAAACGGAGAGAACTATACATTCACCTTTGACGAGGATAGGGGAGAGAACGAAATCTTATTAACTATAGACCCTATAACAGGAGCTATGGTTCCCACATATACAGACGAGCAGGAGGAGGATGTAAAAAATGCTATACGTACAAGTCTACGTAGCAAGCTAGACTCTACTACTGAGACCTCTGTCGTAAGCGACTACACACCTGAACCTAGGAACGAAGCTGAGACTAAAGAACAGGAAGTAATAGATAGGGGATTGGCGACGGATTGGAGCAGAATATGGTATGGCACTGATACCGAGAAAACTGCCGCGCTTGAGTCTTTGTTTGGCACAGAGGATAACCAAGACCTTCAGGGATTTGATTTTAATGCTGAGGGCGACATAGTCTTAGATTATGCAGATGATAGCAAAGACCGTATTATTAAAGTAGGGTCCGCGGGCTCTTATGAAGACTTTCTACGTACCGGTACGGAGGTTACAGGTATTGCTAACGGAGATAGAATTATAGAACTTGCGGGAACTATGCCTGAGGGTGCTTCTTATGTACAAGGAACGGTGGGTATCGGCGCAAGCAGAGGTACGGACCCTCTTGTTCCTATTGTTGTAGCTAAAAAATTTACCGCCAACGCTATGCCTACCTCCGTATACACAGCAGGTGTAAGCGAGGACAAAGCCGCCGCTGCAATTAATGCAGCATATTCAGCCTATGGAATAAAAGCCACCCACGACACAGATGGATATGAAGAAGTATCTATTAAGAGAAATCTAAACTTCGGAACAGACAAGGATGCGGAGTGGGTTGAAATCGGGACGTGGAATCCAAGTGAAAGCGGCACAGATGGAGAGGATAACTATAACGCTGCAATGGGTTATATAAACGGAGTCATTGCATCATACGATACTGAGATTATACAGCAAATTAGTGCCCAAGGCGGGTCCGGTGAACTAGATTAATATGGAAGAACTACAGAAGCTATATAACGTACTCTCAAGAGATGGGTACTATACAAAGTCCTTTGAGGAATTTCAGGTTCAGTATGATGACCCTGCATATCGAGATAAGGTATTTGAGTTGACTACTCGTGAAGGTCTTTATACGAACTCTAGAGAGGAGTTTGATATTAAATACTCTGTAAAAAAAAAAGACGAAACTATACAAGAAGATATGGATTCTGTTTCGGTCGATACTTTTTTGGACTCACCTTCGGGTGAAGAGGCCGCGCCTCCTGTTGAGCTAACTCCTGAGCAGCAGGAAGCTGAGTGGATGAATGCTATTCGCTCGGGAGAGGAGGTCCCGAGAGACAAATTTGGACTGCCTGACGCTTCGCAATATAGTGGGGGCGTTTTGTTACAAAATGGAGAGGGTCCTTCGAACGTCTTGTGGGACGAAGGAGGAATGGTGGCGGACAACAGACCTGAGATGCCAAAACAGATTCGAGAAGAGTATGAGGCCGGGTGGAAGCAAAGAAATTTAGACTCAGCAGAAGCCTTAAAAATTGTTCAGGCTGACGAAGTTGCCGCTGCAGAAACCTTAGCAATAGAGAAGCAGGATGCAGCTAATAGACTCTCAAGCGACCCGGAATTTTTATCAGACGTAGAGACTATAACGCCAAGCTTGGTAGGTAAAACTGAGGAAGAGGTAGTGCCTGAGCTGAATGAAAAGTTTGGTAAGTATGGGTTTCTTTTTAAGGAGTCAGGCTTGGGAGACAATGTAACCGTAACTACTGTAACGGGAGATAATTCTTATACGTTTAACCTTGACGCTTGGACGGAGTCGGGAGAGATAGAAGGCGCAGAGAATATAAAAAGATTTATTAAGACCCACGCCGTAGACAATAGGGTTGATACGGAGGTGTCAGACTTTGTGATTGCAGCTAATAGGGCGCAGAACTTACGCGATGGAGCGTATAGAGATAATGGCGACGGAACGGTATCTACCGTTAAGATGATGTCGTTTGATGAGGATGGGAAGTTCTATGCTGCCCCAACTCTTTTCCCTAAAGACCCTGAAAATGTAACCTCTGCTTCGGACTCATGGAAAGAACTCCCGTGGAGAGAGGCTATAGAGGTGGCAAGAAATCGGGGAGAGCTTTTCCAATTCGAGACCGAGGAAGAGGCAGAAGATTTTGCTGAGGGTGGGTGGAAAAATATAAGCAACGTAGACCTAGAGGGTCAGAAGTTTTATGCGGACAGGGGATTTGACTACAACTCGGAGCGTAAGGCAAGGGATAATTATAATGATGCCCTTGAGGAGCTGATGTTTATCGAAGAGGCCAAGTCAAATATGAGTTTTGATTATGGAGAGGACGCAGAAAAGTACCCTGAATTGTTTGTAAACGGTCAGCTTCGTAGAGACTATAGAGAGGTGGCGGAGGAACTACAAAAGAAGGTGGATGGACTGTATCAAGTGGCTCACGCAGATGACGAGAAGGAGCAGTTGCGCGAAGAGTTTGACCTATACCTCGCTAAAAGACAGCAGGGTATATCTGCTGAGGCGGCGAAGATAAATAAAGAGGCCCTCAATGAAGGATGGAGACTGCAGGATATTTCACAGAGAAACCTTGGGATTAATCTTTCCGAATTAAATACCTATGTTCCTAAGAATGAGCGCGAAGAGGTCCTGTTAGACAATCTTAAAGTAGAATTAGCAGAAGTAAACTATAATATAGACTTGGCTTCTGACAAGTACTTACAAGCTCAAACATTTTATAGCGCGAAAGATAATAAAAATATCTACCAAGAATTTTCTGAGAATTGGGATGCTTTTTCCACTGAGTTTTGGGATGGGTTGAAACGAGGTCAGGCTATGGATATTATTATGAAGCATACCATAGGCATAACAGGAGAGGAAGACGCGGAGGAGAGGGCAGCTAAGGTTAGCGAATACCTTGCCTCAGTTAGCGGGAAGCAATCGCGTGTCTTAGCTCGCTTTGAAGAGGCGCGGGGTTTCCGGGAAACTATGGAGGTGTTTACTGACAACCCTTACGAGATGATAGGCACATGGTTTTCAAGCTCTATAAGTATGATGCTTCCTATGGGGTTACAGATTGTACCTGCAGCTGCTGTTGCAGGGGGTACAGCCGGTCTTGCCGGGGGGCCCTTAGCGGAGGTTACCGTTCCTGCAGGCATAGGGTATGGTGCAATGGCGGGGATGTCTGCAACAAACTTTTGGGTAGAGTATACTAATGCATTCCTTGAGGCGGTAGCTAATAACCCTGCAGGGTATAACCCGTTAGACGGTCAGGACATGCTGAAGGCTTTCCAAAACCCGGAGGTATGGGCAGAGGCTAATGACAGGGGGGTAAAAAGAGGGTTAGCAATTAGCGCAATGGATTTGGTAGGCATGTCTGTGGCCGGACGCTTATTTAGTTTGGGAAGGTCAGCGGTTACAAGACCCGCGAAACTCCTTGCTCTCGGAGCGGCAGAGCGTGTGATAGTAGACCCTCTAGTAGAAGCAACGGGAGAAACTCTTGCTCAAATAGCAGTAGGGGATGATATCCGTTGGAAGGAAGTAATGGCGGAGGCGGGAGGAGCGATTGGAAACAACAGTGCGCCCATGGCGATACGGATGTTGAATGACACACGAAAAAATAACCATCTTAAGATAGCGGACAACCTTACAAGTTTAAGGTTTATGGCTATGGATAATGGAACGTCTACTCAAATTATGGAGTGGACAAATAACATGAAGAAGCTAGGGAGGATAGACGAGAAAACCTATGGACGAATACTAGAGAACATAGGGCTTCGGGATGAGGCAAGGAGTTTGCTTAATACAGGTACTAAGAGGGGCGCTAAGAAGACAGGGAACACAGCGGTTGAGTCCCGCATAATGGAGCTTCTCTCTGCACGAGAACAGCTTAGCTCGACAACAAATAGGAGCGAGGTATTTAGAAAGGAGTTGGGAGATATAAGAGAAGAGATTAACTTCTTAGTTAAAAACAAAGAGCTTGTTGAAAACGATACTGCCGTTGACCTAGGCGCTTTAGGATTAGAGATAGGTGGTAGAAGAAGTTCTAAAAACGATTTGCGTGAGGGAGTTGACAGGTATAGTATTAACGGGAGGCTATTCACCCGTAAAGGCTTTAAGAAAGCTGTAGAAAATCTTACACAGACACAACTCTTAAAGTATAACATTATAGTCTCGGAGCAGGGTGACGCCAAGGAGATGTCTAATTTTCTTACGCCTCTATATGACAAGGCTAGAGCAAAGCTCCCTGAGCTTGCTAAAAAAATAGACGAGAAGGCCGGGCTCCGCAAGAAGAAAGCTCCCGTTAGTATAAGTGTAGAGCAATCAACAGAGGCCCTAAAAAATGAGAATGAACTACGTAAGATTCGTGGAGAAGAGGAGATAGTTATTGATGAGAAGAGCATTGCGTCAATGCAAAATGAGTTAGCTGCAGAGATTCAGGAGTACCAAGACCTAGGTGTTTCTGTAAGACCACCTACTGAAAACGACGTCATTAGTGCGCTGCTTTCTATTGACGTTTCAAATCCTACTGAGGCACAGTTCCAAGCTGTAAAAGCAGAACTTATAAATCAATCAGCTCAAGAGCAATTAAAAAACAAGAAGAAAGATATTATCTCAGACACCAAGACAGAGACAGAGACAGAGACAACGAAAGAAGAAAGATTAGAAGCAAGAAATAAAGATTTATTTAGCGAGACCCAACAGGCTCCCGGTATTCCGGGACGACCTACTATATCAGATATAACAACTGAAGGTGATGTCTCTACCGCGACCTATACCAATGAGAGCGGCGAGACTGATGTGATAATAAGCAGTACCGGGACGACTAATAATTTCGTAGGATTCTTTAGGGTTTATGAAGACGGCAAGCCTACTAATAAGTGGACTTCTAAGATGGAGGTAGACAGTGGTGTAGGGTTTAGCGATATGATTACCAAGGCTCAAGAAGCACTTCCTCCCGGGCATCAGTGGACTGAATCAAAAAGCATTTCAAAAGATGGTCTAAGGGTATGGAATAACTCTTCTAAGAAAGGATACACCGCAGCTTTAGATTCTGAAGGCAATGTAATAACTAAAGAAGTAACATTAAATAAAGCAAAAAAAGGTGAGACGACGGGAGAGTCTTCTGATTATAACACCGAAGTCTTTGCTACAAGAGAGGCTGCAGATGCAGCGGTTAAAGAGCTTCAGGAAATTTATCCCGGGATAAAAGCTGAGAGTAAGCGGTACAGAAAAAAATCATTCCAAGTTAAAATTCAACTTCCTGTATTAGTTCGCACGGATACCGACACCACGACTGAGGTAGAGGTAGAGGTTGACGCTGAAGTAGAGATTGTATCTAGACCTACCAAAAAAGATCGGGATAGTTTTGATGCGGGTAAGCTAGGTGAATCAAGAACTCGTGGTATTATTGCGGGAATCCTACAGAAAGAAGCAGACAATAAAAAACTTACCCCCTTCCAACAGAGAGTTAAGGATGAGTCTTCGGATTTATTCTCCGAGATGTCGGGTGCTCAAGAGTTGGAGGCGGCACTTCAAAGCAAAGAAGCGCCCAAGAAGAAGGGTAAGAAGAAGGGCAAGAAGAAGGGAGGCGCTAACCTACAGCTAGGTGTTGACCCTAAGCTGAGTGATGGGAGCAAGCGTAAGGGTTTGCGTAAGGCAGAGAAAAAGAAAGCAGAAGATTTACTTAAGGAAGTTCAGGACGACCCCGAAGCGGCGGACCTATTATCTGAAGAGGTATTTACTGCAGAGAACCCCGCTCCCGGAGTTACTGTATATACCGTAACAATAAGGGAGAACTCTAAACTTGCCAACAAAGTAAGACGGATGGGACTTGATGAGCTAGTAGGCAAGAAGATTAATCTTGTTATGGCTGACCAACTTATTGTTAATGACGACTATATGGGTGGTCCTTTGTTCGCATTACAGGATAAATTATTTGGCAAGGTAGCTTGGGCGTCGATGGACTTGGCGGCGGCAAGAAAAATTATCAAAGGAGCTATAGACTCTGACTACTCGGTAGTATATAACATGGCTCCCAATGCGATTGTATCTAACACGGCTTTTAGACAGGAGTTTTTAAAAGCAGTAGAGCGTCTCTCTAAGAAGGAACAGAAGAAAGTGTTTGCTGAGATTAAAAAATTTGGGAAGAAAACAGGGAAGGACAATTGGAAAGCTCTTATAGCTGAGTCTAAAAACTTGGAAGAGTTCCTTGATGAAATGAGCGATTTTAATACCGCAAACAAAAGAGAGCTTATGTTGGCTATTATGCCAACAGAATCTGTAAAAGCTTCTTTAGGAATAAACAGTTTGCTAGAAGGGAAAGGCATAACAGTAGAAAGTATCCTCTCTATAATAACAGAGGACATGGTCAACGACCTACCTGCAGGAGCTCTCCTTACAGTTCTTAATATCACAGACAAGAACGGGAACAAAGTCACAGCGGAGACCGCTGAAGAGGCTATCATGACTCCGGAGCAACAAAAGGAAGAGGGTATACCTGAGCATCCTAACTACCCTATATACCTACGGGGAAATGTAGAGGCTCTTATGAGTGAGACCACTCCGTTTTGGAATGTAATAAGTAAAGCCCTAGATACTATTAATAAAAAGGTAGCGGGAATAATAAAGAAAAAGAGTTCTACCACAAAAAAATATACCGAGCAGTACACATCTAAGGAGACATTGACAAATGAGTTGTATCAGGCACAGGTGGGGGCAACAGAAAGCAGGCAAACAAACCCTCTTCAGGTAAGAGACTATAGGAAGTTTGTTAGCTTATTGCAACGCTCGTTTCCTAACGTAGAGGTTCTTAGTTCTCAGGAAGAGTTTGACAATCTAGTCCTAGACCTCAGAGCAAAAAAGCTTATAACAAATAAATCGCAAAAGGTTTACGGTGCGGTATATGGCGGCAAGCTATATCTTAATCCCGAGCTAGAGAACTACAATACTCCCATCCATGAGTTCGGACACATATGGATGAACGTAGCCAAGCAACTTAGACCGGACCTATATAGGAAAGGAATTACGCTTATAGAAAACTCTCCCTATATAACCGAAGTAAAGAACTCAAAAGAATATAAGGCAGTTCTTAAGAGTCTTGTCGCAGAGGGATACACCCCCGAGGAAATACAGGAGTACATACGAGAGGAGGCATTGGCTATGGCCATCGGAGATAAGGGGGCGGCCTTTGTTAACGCCACACAACAGAAGAATTTTAAGGATTGGATAAAGAAATTATATAACTTTGTTCGCAACCTCACCGGCCTATCTAAGTATACGCCCGAACAGCTACAGGATATTACTCTTGATGAGTTCGTTCAGGGTGTAGTAGTAGATATAATATCAGGGGAGCAGGTCTTTAAAGACTCTCAGATGGTGAAGTTCAAGGGACAGATGCAACTTATGACGGGCGAAACCGTTGAGACAGCTACGATGTGGGACATTATTTCTACAGGAAGGGACATGGGATTACCCGATAGCTCTATACGAGCTGTATTAGAGTCTCGGAACTTTGGAAAGTCTGATATTAACGAAGCTTTAATTGTTCCTATATCCATAGGTATGGAGGGGGAGACAGTTATACCTCCACAATTTGGTCAGGTAAACGGAGGCATGAAAGAGGGGGGTAGCTTATTTACTCGAGTGACAGAAAAGCTTAGGAAATATGCGGCAGGTTCTAAGAAAAGAAAGAGTGTTAGCGAAACCTCCGCGCAGAAAACTAAGCGTGCTCAGAAAATACGAGAAGCAAAGCCATCTTTAGCTGCGCTAACGGACGAGCAGATACTCAAGAGGTTTCCTAATCTTGGAGTTGAAACAGTTATGACAAAGTCTGCCCCCACCATGGCGGAGGTTAGGGCCAAGGCTTTAGAGTTATTAAAGGCAGACCCTGTATTCCAATCTCAATCTGAGATAGTTCAAATAGAACTCATCTCTGCCTTAGATAGTACCATAGGTACAAGA